TCTTGTTCGGGTTTCCTACTTGCCTTCGTGGTCGTACTGCAAGGAAGCCTCTTTCCTCTGAACCGGACTGGTCGTCGTGCTGTGACATTTGCCGCCTGGTCGGCTCTTCTTGGAACATGGGGAACGTGGATTTGGGCACTGTTACATCTGATAGTGCCGCGTACTGTGCAGATTACACAATTAAGCGTATGACTCGTTATGATGATATTCGTTTGAATGGTCGGACGCCTGAGTTTTGTCGTATGTCTTTGCGTCCCGGTATTGGTGCGAATGCTGTTTTCGATATTGCTTCTGATTTAATGAAGTATGGTCTTGATGAGGAAACTGATGTTCCTATTGCGCTTGCTCATGGGAAATCGAAGCTTCCTCTTGGTCGTTATTTGCGTAGGAAGTTGCGTTTAGCTATTGGGAAGGATGGTGATACTCCTGACAAGGTTATGGAAGAAATGGCCGAGGAAATGCGGCCTTTGCGCGAAGCTGCGTTCAATTCTTCGTCGTCGTTCGCTTCGGAGATAGTGCGTGCTGGTAATGGGCGTGTTGCCCAGATTAATGCTCTTAATGCTGTTTATAAGAAAGGGAAAGTGTTATGAAACGGTCTAAGTTTAATTTGTCTTATACTAAGTTGTTCTCGTGTGATATGGGCGAGTTAATTCCTTGCGGTTTGACGGAGGTTTTGCCAGGTGACTCTATTCAAGGTTCTACCTCAGCGCTTGTACGTGCGGCTCCTCTTTTGTCTCCTGTTATGCATCCTACTCACGTCCGTATCCATCATTGGTTTGTGCCTCACCGTCTGGTTTGGGATGATTGGGAAAACTTTATCACTGGTGGTCCTGACGGGCTTAATGCTTCAGTGTTTCCCACTATTGATATGGGCGCTGGTGCGGCTATTGGCTCTTTAGCTGATTATCTTGGTGTTCCTACTGGCGTTGCTGGTCTTGATGTTTCGGCTTTGCCGTTCCGTGGTTATGCTAAGATTTGGAATGATTGGTATAGGGATCAGGATTTGCAGACTGCTCTTACTATTGATACTTCTGACGGTGTTGATTCTACTACTAATACGACTTTGCAGAATTGTGCTTGGGAGAAGGATTATTTTACTTCTGCTCGGCCTTGGGAGCAGAAAGGTGCGTCTATTTCTATTCCTATTGCTGGTGAGGCTCCTGTTAAGGGTTTTGCTGGTAATGTGTCTGCGACTTATACTAATGCGTTGCCGGCTGGTGGTCGTCAGAGTGGTGATACTGGTACCCCGCCTGGGGGTACTGATTGGTCGGGTGCCAACCCGACTTTTTATATGCAGGGTAATAATGCTACGGACATTCCTAACGTCCGTGCGGATTTGAGTGCTGCTACCGGTGTGTCTGTTAATGCTCTTCGTGCTTCTATGGCTTTGCAGCGTTTTCAGGAGGCTCGTGCTCGTTATGGTTCCCGTTATGTTGAGTATTTGGCTGCTCTTGGCGTGCGCTCGTCTGACGCTCGTCTGCAGCGTCCTGAATATCTTGGTGGCGGTAAGCAGACTATTCAATTCTCCGAGGTTCTCGCTACTGCTGAGACGGGTACTTCGGTTGATGTGGGTGATATGAAGGGTCACGGTATTGCCGCTTTGCGTTCTAATCGGTTTCGTTATTTTGCGGAGGAACATGGTTATATTCATACTTTTATGTCGGTGCGTCCTAAGACTATTTACCAGGATGGTTTGTTCCGTCATTGGAATCGTCGTACTAAGACGGATTTTTGGCAGAAGGAATTGCAGCATATTGGGCAGCAAGCTGTTTTGAATAAGGAGGTTTATGCTGCTCATGCTACTCCTGACGGAACTTTTGGCTATCAGGATAGGTATGACGAGTATCGGCGTGCTGAGTCTTTAGTGTCTGGTGAGTTCCGTGATACTTTAGATTTTTGGCATATGGCGCGTCAGTTCGCGTCTGATCCTTCCCTTAATTCTACGTTTGTGTCGGCTGTTCCGGCTGATCGTGTGTTCGCCGTGCCATCGGCGGATACTGTGTATGTTCATGCGCGTAATCAGTTCTTGGCGCGTAGGTTGTTGTCTGCTTCTGGTAATTCGTTTATTTTCTAATGGAGGTTTAAATGACTAAGCGTAAGCATAAGTTGAATATACGGCCACGTAAGGAGTTTCGTGATTGGTCTGGCAAGGTTGAAGTCGAGACGTTTGATGACGAGGCTTTGGCTAATGCTATGGAAGGTGCTGGATGGTCTGATGATCCCGGTACTGGCCGTGCTGTTCATATGGCTGATGGTAGAGAGTTGCTTAATCCTTTGCCTGTTGCGCCGCCTGCTTCTATTATTGCGGCGGCTGCTGAGCCGTCTGTTAATGATCTTGTGGAGCGTGCTCTTAAGCGTCATTTTGAACAGCTTAAGGCTGCTGATGAGATTGACTCTCTTGAGGATCATGATGATTTTGGCGAGGATGATGAGTTTACGCCATTTTCTATGTTTGAAGTTGTGATGCGGGATGAGGCGCCCGCTATTCCGCCGGCGCCTGTTTCTGAGGCTGCTGTTGCTGAGGTTAAGAAAGTGGAGGCTGAATTGCCGAAGCCGCCCGATCTTGGTTCTGTTGCTAATGTTTGATTTTTGGCGCGCGTAGCGCGCCAAATTTTTTTTTTGGGGAGTAGGACCGTAGTCCTACTCCTTATTTGTTGTCTTATTATTCTTTTTCTAGTCGTGCTATTTCGTTTTGGAGAATGTTGATTTCTTCTCCTATCATTCTGGTGGCTGGTGATACTTCACCATATTGTTTGATGAATGTTTGCAAGGCTCGCTTGCGTTGTGCTAACGCTACGTCGAGCCATTTTGCATATTGCTTGTCTGTTACTTTTGTAGGTTCTTTTGCCATTGTTTTTCCTTTGATTAGTTTAGTGGAGAGCATTATTGCTCTCCTGTTCTTTATGGCATTTTTGCGAAGTATTGTCAATTACTATTTAGTGGTGAAGCGCGTATTTCTCTTATAATCGCTAGCTTTGCTGCTTCAACTGTTTATCTTTCTTCGCTCAATGCCTCTTCGCCAGGCGGAGCCAGACGGCGGAGCCGTCAGCCTGGCGCCGCCGGAGGCGGGTTTTTAGTTGACACAGTACTATCCCTTGATTAGTACTGTGCTAGGTGACAGCGGAGGTCCTTGTGGCTCGTAGGCGTGGCTCTAAATCGATTGTTCGGGTGCAGGTGCCCGATGTGTTTTATGAGCCTATTCGTGTGCGTACTGCGTTGCAGCTGTTGGAGGATCGTCGCTTGTTTCACCCGGACGCGGAGCTTCGTGCTCCGCGTTCTTTTTTTACCAAGCCTCGCTTGGTCATTCCGCCCGCGAAGCGGCCTATGCGGAATGGCGCCCAGTTTACTTCTCCTAAGATTGGTTTCGAGGTTCCTCATCGTGTTGCTATTTGTGTTCGTCGCAAGACACGTAAGGAGGTTATTATTGCTAAGCGTTTTGCTCGTAATGGTGGTGGCGCTAAGCGCCGTAATATATGGAGTGAAGTCAAATGTTAGGTGCTCTTTTAGGTGCTGCTGGTAGTATTGGTTCTGCTTTGCTTGGTAATTCGGCTGCTAGTAAGCAGGCGAAATTGCAAAAGCAGTTTGCCAAGAATGCTATTCAGTGGAAGGTTGCTGATGCAGAGAAAGCTGGTATTCATCCTTTGTATGCTCTTGGTGCTAATACTGTCTCTTATAGTCCTGTTTCTGTTGGTACTCCTGACCTTGGTGCTATGGGTCAAGATATTGGTCAGGCTATTGATCGTGTTGCTAATCCGTCCGAGAAGGCGGGTGGCGCTCTTGCTGCGTTGACTTTGGAGCGTGCTGGTCTGGAGAATGATTTGCTTCGTGCGCAGATTGCTCGCGCTCGTATTAATGTCGCTGGTATGGTTCCCGGTCCAGCCAATGTGTTGGCTCCTACTACTAAGAGCCCTCTGACGGAGGATGGTAATTGGGTTGTAGGTAATCCTGATGCGGGTCAGGCTATTGAGAATGCCTATCAGGAGGCTGGCTTGCCTATTTCTGCTTTGTTTCTTTTGCGCGATTTTCTCACTAATGCGAAAAATCGTTATTACAAAGGGCCGTCTGATCGTTTGCGGCCTTATGCTTATAGTAAGGGTTCCGCCATTGTTGGCGGTGATCAACCTTGAGAGGAGGTGATTTTAGTGCGTTATTCTCGTAAGCGTAGGTCTTCGCGTCGTCGCGGCGGATATTCCCGCCGTCGGCGCTCTTCGTCTCGGCGTCGTCGTGTCGGGCCGATGCGCATAGGGTTCCGTATGTAATGTTGTGTCGTAACCCATTTGTTAAAGCAGGGGCCGCCTTTCCATGTGGGCGTTGTGAGCCCTGCTCTTATAATCGTAAGCGTTTGTGGAAACATCGTATTATGCTCGAGGCGGCGTGTCATCAGTTGAATTCGTTTCTTACTCTTACTTATAGTGATGATAATTTGCCTAAGGATGAAGGTATTCCTGTGCTTGTTAAGGAGCATTTGCAGGGCTGGTTGAAGCGTTTGCGTTCTCGTGTAGATTTTAAATTCAGATTTTATGGAGTTGGTGAATATGGAGATCGTACTGCTCGTCCTCATTATCATGTCATCTTGTTCGGGTTTCCTACTTGCCTTCGTGGTCGTACTGCAAGGAAGCCTCTTTCCTCTGAACCGGACTGGTCGTCGTGCTGTGACATTTGCCGCCTGGTCGGCTCTTCTTGGAACATGGG